CTATCCGCAAGGTTCGATATCCTGTCCCGGCTGACGTCATGAAGATGCACAGGGACATGCTGAAGAAGGGTGTGGTGTACGTCGGCGGCAGAACAGTCATCGGGCTGAACCCCCTGACCCGTCTCTTACGCATGCGCACTCTTGTCGGTGGCTGGTTCAAGGATGAGGATGGCGAGTCGTTCACAGTGCTGCCAGCAGCCCGAGCCAGACTATCCGCACTGGGCAAGGTGCTTGAAAGGTGTGACGGCAAGGTCATCATCGCATGCACGCACTTGTGGGAAGTGAAGCTGGTGCGCAGATACCTGAACATGAAGGGACTGGGACACCTGCTAATCACCGGGGCCACACCTAACAAGAACCATGTGATTGAGGCGTTCCAGCAGGACCGTGAGAAGCGCGTGCTGCTGGTGCAGCCCCGGACGGTGGCTATGGCAGTAGACATCTCCGTAGCCCAGGACTTGATCTGGTACACCAGCGATTTCAACTACGTCACGTTCAAGCAAGCCAGCGACCGGATCAAGCTGTCCCCAGTGAGTCCGACGGTGTGGTTCTTGTGTGGCCGTGGCACAGTGGATGAGGATGTCTGGACCACGCTGCAAGAAGACCACGAGCACCTTAGAAAGGTCATCCGTCGTATCCGTAGAAAATAGTTTCGTCTAGGAGTTGCACACATCGGCATCAGCATGTACAGTGATACTCACAAGGCACCCCGCCACCATGAACCATCAACCAAGGAGTCCACAATGGCTACCACACGCAAGTCCACTAAGTCCACCAAGGCAGTCGCACCCGTTGAAGCTGAAGAGACCACAGAGGTAGCTTCAACCGAGCCTTCCATCAAGCAGGTCATCAACACTGGTATCGACACCGTCGTTGCCGAGACTGGTGTTGACTCGCAGAAGGCCCGTTACAAGGCCATGCGTGCTATCGCATTCATCGCCTTCCGTTCGGCTATCGAAGATGGCACGTTCGACGAACTCATCGCAGCAGCTATCGCTGACGTTGACGAGCTTCCCACCGGATGGCAGCTTGAGCGCTCTGTAGCAGCCAAGCCAGCAGCCAAGAAAGCAGCCAAGCCAGCAGTCAAGAAGACCGCTGAGAAGGTCGCTCCGACCAAGCCAGCAGCACGCAAGCGTCCTGTCCGCTAACCAACCACATGAAGCCCTCACCTCTCACCGGGTGAGGGTTTCATGCTAGGGCCAATAGCTCAAGTAGAGCGCTGAGATCAACTCTCAGTAGGTGTGGGTTCAAGTCCCACTCGGTCCACTGCACTATAATTTCACACACATTAGGAGTCCACCTATGCAACTACTTATCAGCGATGATCTAGCTGAGGTACAGGCTTATCTAGCCCAGTCCAAGGCACCACTCATCTTTGACATCGAGACCACAGCACTGACTGTCGGCAAGGGTCAGATTCTCTGTGTAGCCTTCGCTCCCTACGATCGTGACGATGTGATGGTCTGGTGGCCTAGCAGTCCGGCCGAACTCGGCAAGCTCCGCATCCGTAATGGCGTAGCCCACAACTCTCCGTTTGACAAGAGGTGGCTCCTTAGCTATGGTGCTCAGGTGCGAATCACGTGGGACACGATGTTCATGGCTCACCTGCTTGATGAGAATCATCCGGTAGGACTGAAGGACCTAGGGCAACGGCTCCTCGGCTATACCGACTGGGCTGACGACAACGTGAAGAACCTTGGTGAAGAGTTCGGCCAGATGTGGGAAGATCGCAAGAGCATCTCACGCAAGGCGTGGGAAGCCAGCAAGCAACGCGTCAGCATCTATGCAGCCAAGGACGGCCACATCACGCGGGAGCTTCTAAAGTGGCAGCGCCGACACGTCAAGAAGAATCTCAAGCCCTTCGAGAATCCAGTCAGGGTGATGCGCGAAGTGATGCTGCCTGCCAGCCCTGCACTCCTGCAGATGGAAGACACGTGGCTACCAGTACGACTAGGTCTGGTGGCTAAGACGCAAGCCAAGGTTGAAGACCAGATAGCAGCCATCGAGAACAAGCTTGACTCCAGCATCCCAGACATCGAAGACTGGCCGGAGTGGTTGAAGAAGACGAAACCTAAGTGGGGAAACACTAACTGGACTAAGTGGTGGCTCTACGTCTATCAAGGAGCTCTCTGTCCACGTCGCACCAAGCCGACAAAGACATGGCCCGAAGGAAACCCTGGGATGTCCCAAGAGGACCTAGCCAAGATTGACCATCCGGCTGCACGCCTGCTGTCCCAGCGCAGCACGCTCTACAAGCAGCTAACAGGGTTTCTCAATCCCATCATGGATCGCACGGTGGATGGCCGCATACCAACAAGCTTCAGTCTCACCGGGACTGTTACAGGGAGACTCAGCAGTAGTAGCCCTAGCAAGGAGACACCGGGGCTGAACTCGCAGCAGATACCCCGGGACAGGGCAACCAGAAATCTGTTCGGTGAACCCGGTAAGGCGTGGATTGAGGTTGACTTCAGCCAGCTGGAGCTTCGTGTGGCCGCTGTGATGGCTAACGAGCCAACCATGCTGGAACTCTTTAGAAACGATGAGGACATCCACACCTACATAGCCCAGAGGCTGGTTCGTGGTAGTGAGGTCACCAAGCAGCACAGGACTCTCGCTAAGGGCGTCAACTTCGGCTTCCTCTACGGTATGATGGCTAAACACTTCGCCGACTATGTGCGAGAGAGCTACGGCGTCATCATTACTCGCAAGGAAGCTGAGGTGTTCCGTGATGAGTACTTCACCACCTTCGGTGGACTGCCCGAGTGGTATCGCAAGCAGCGTCGTGAAGCTATTGAGTTCGGTGGCGTGCACAACGAGTTCGGCAGGTTCAGGCACTTGCCTCGGGTGTACCACGAAGACTTCTGGGTACAGGAGAACGCATTCAGGCAGGCTATCAACTCGCCTGTGCAGTCTACAGGTAGCGACTTCATGCTGATCAGTTTAGGTCGGCTCGCAACTGACTTGCGTCTCCCAGAGCTGGGAGCTAAGCTGGTCACCACTGTCCATGACTCCGTGTGCTTGACTGCCCCATACAAGACAGCGCGTAGAGTAGGACGAATCGTAAAAGAGACAATGGAGCAAGCTGATGACACCTTGGATAGAAAGTTCTTTCTCAAAGCAGACGTCACGATCTCACGATGCTGGGGAGGTGAACCCCTTGCCGAATTCTAAGAGATGTGGTCACACGTACTACCTTGAAGGATCTACGGTTCCTGACAGGATCTTGCAGTGCTGGAAACGTAATGGTACTCACGACATCCATCGCACCCTGTGCATGTCGTGGGACTCATCAGAAACATGGAGGATAGTCAAGTGACTGCCAAGGCACTACCATCCACAGGCAAGAAGCCCGGGAGCAAGGCGTGGCACGGAGCTCGTGGCACGTGGCCCACAACTGAGGATGGCAAGCTGATCATCACTCAGAGCATGGTGAGCGGCTTCGTAGCCTGTCCCAGGGAAACTTACTACGGCATCATCCTAGGACTCCGTCCACGTCTTCAGAGCAAGCCTCTGACTCGTGGCACGTGGATTCATAGCCTGCTGGAGGAACGTGCTCAGGGTGGCAACTGGAAGAAGCTGCACAAGGAGTTGACAGCCAAGGCTGAAGCTGAAACGTTCGAAGAGGAGACAGCTGGCCTTGCTCTCGAGTGCTACAACATTGTCCTCAGTTACGACTGGGTCCACCGTAATGACGTCCTGACTCCCATTGCAGTAGAGCTGACGGTAGAGCGTCCCATGTTCAAAGGGAAGGTGCTGTACCGTGGCCGCATTGACATCATCTGGTTGGATGAAGAGGGCAACGTGTGGCTCGGCGACCACAAGACTCACGCCACACTGCCGGACTGGAGATACCGTGAACTCGCCTTCCAGCATTACTCCTATCTCTGGGCAGTGGCTAACTCTCCTCAGTACAAGGCGCTCCGGTACAAGGGCAAGCCTCTACCACAGCCGAAGGGCTTCATCTATGACTACTGCAGAACCAGCGCCATTCACACGCCTACGCTGACACAGAAGGGCAAGATAAGCCGAGTGCTGAAGCCCAGTGGCACGACGCTCCCAGTGTTCAAGGAGTGGCTCATCAAGAACAACATGGCAACCATTATCAACAGGAAGTTCCTGCTGGCTATCGAAGACGCTGGTGAGCGTGCCTATGTAGAAGAGTTCCTGGTGGCCCTTATGCACCGAGACTACTCCACGGAGTTTAGGCGTGACCGACTTACCTTCAGCCCAGAACAGGCTGAACGACAGCGCAAGGCGTTCGTCACGAGTTCTCGTCGCCTGCTACAGTACAAGTGGGACGACCCAGATTGTGTGGAACGGAACACCAGTGCGTGCTCGGGCTACATGTGCAACTACAAGGACCTCACAGTAGCTGACTTGATGCACGGCAACTCGGACATTGAACAGCGCACACGCTACGTCACAACACGTGACCCACTTGACTACTACCCAAATCAGAGCAAGAAGAAGGGCAAGAAATGATCTACACCATCTACAGCAGGCCGAAGGTCGGCAAGACGACACTAGCCCTGAAGGATGCCCCGAAAGGCAAGACGGCCATCCTCAGCGCTGATCAAGGTCTCACTGGTATTGACACCACGGGCATCACGGTGGAAGAGGACATGTCTGCTAAGAACTTGTCCAAGCTCATGAACGGTTCTTTCATCAAGAGCCACGATCGCATCGTACTGGACACGGCCACATCACTCCACGCCACGATGCTGTTCGAGATGACCAAGGGTGGAGGAGCAACTCAGTCCCAATACGGCATAGCGAACTCGGCACTGCTGGCACTGGTACGCACACTCCGCGATGAGAAGCAGAAGGAATGCATCATCCTGGCTCAGGAGAAACTGATACTCCCTAATGAAGACTGGATCAGTGAGGACGACGATGAGGACACCGGGGTAATGACCACAGTTGATCTATCCCCCGGCTCTGCCAGTGGCGTCATGCAGATGTCAGATGTCATCGGCAGGCTGTACATCGCACACGTCAACGGGAAAGTCGTTCGCAGGCTCTGGCTAGGTCCGTCCGCCTCAATTGTGGCTGGTGCGCGGAGCAGGGTGTACACTGGCACTCCCCCATATCTCAAGACGCCTACAATAGGCAAGTTGAACACACTTCTCGGCTGGACCCGCTAGTCGAGAATTCACAAGAAAACAAGAAGGATATCTCATGGCAAAGAAGATCAGACTCGACTTCAGCAAGACTGAAGAACGCTCGGGTTGGAACACACGCAGCATCCCTGAGGGGCTGCACAAGGCAAAGATCGTTTCGGTGCAGGAAACTGAAGCCGGCGATGGAACTGCAATGCTCGTCTACGCGCTGGCTCCTACAGACTCACGCTACAAGTCGCGCCTCTT